GAGAATCCTAAGGGCTGCAGGCTTTCCTGCCCTGGGAGCGCATTGCGCTCACAGTTACCTTTATCGTATTTCCTATTTGTGATTTGTTGCCACAATACGGGTCCTGCCCGTTCATAGAGACGAAACATGGTTTCGTCTGATGCATCTTCTTCGAGGAGCAAGTTCTCTTCGAGGAATTTCCGCATCTTTACCATGAGTGGTATCTCATCACGTACTCCTTGATCAGGAAGCATGAATTGGTCAGGTTTGAGGCTTACCTCGGTTCCTGTTCCAAACCTCAGTGATTTCTGATCTTCAAGCCCAATGGGCTTGTCGAGTTTTATTGTTTTGTACTTTGAATCTTCATTTCTCCCTTGGAATTTGTAAGATTTATTAAGCACAAAATTTCTGTACATGTTCAAATCTTCCGGTGGTACCGTTGGTATCAGCGGAATTGATCTATGAACTCGGTCATCTCTGTTTTCTTTGTTCGGTCTCATTAAGAACGAGACATTGAAGTGAAGAGAAGGTTTCACAAATTGTGTACCCGATAGCCTTGCTAAATCTGACCGCTCAACCCATAACCCACTGTTAATCGTACGCTGTCGTTCGAATTCAGTGATTATAGTTTGAGGTACAAATTTTCTAAACTTCCTCACGTTTCTTTGCATAATTTGCCTAGCCCGTGAGTTTGTTGATACTTTTTCAAATTCTGCCTCTCCCCTTGGGATGGTGGTATAAGGAATTTCCTTAGCCGTTAACATTGTTACCGGTTTTGATATATCAACGAAGTCTCTGAATAAAGTTTTCGCTATCCTCTTATTAGAGGTCCGTGTGCTAAAAGATGACGTATCGTCAAGAACTTGCCTGATGGTATCAAAGGCCTGTTCTCCGGTTAGGATTTCCTCCTCAGGAATCCCGATGTCTTTCATCACATTGAAAGCGTTAACTTGTTGAGTTATACCTCTTTCCCAGATCTTCACCTTCGTGAAGTCATCCATGCCTTTGTACTCCACAATTTGTGTAGCATAAAGCATGGCATCTGGGCCGAGGTGTTTAGTGGAAAACTTACTTGGAGATTCCCATCCCATCTCACCGAGTGGGATACCCATTCCTCCCAACCATGTTGGAAGATAGGTCTTGGGGTCAAGAAGAAGTTTCTTTTCGAAGAAGGAGGGCATCATATGTCTTAGTACCAATGGTATAGATTTTGATAGCACAACTGACAGTTCTTTGAGTACGCCATCTGCGTTTTCTCTAAAGAACCTCAGCCTCCTTTCCATGTCTTTTATTTTACCAGGTATAGGATCTGGTGTCTCGAAATTGTCTCGTGCACCTTCTTTCCTAAACTGGTTCAATAATCTTAATCTAGGAGAATCCTGGTAGACCCTTGGTCTTATACTAGGATGAAAACCGA